GATAGTATGGACTCTTATACTTTACCAGCACCAAACTTATTATTATCTGCTTTAGATAGACTTGCACAAAAAATTGGCAAAGTTCCAACATTAGATGTGCATATTACAAATGCTAGAGATAGTCAAAGAAATAAAGGTAAGAAAGATAAATTAGAAAGAATCGTTACTGCATTTGATAAAATGCAAAGATTAGATTTACAACTTCCACAAGTAGCTAGATGGCTACCTGGTTATGGATTTGCAGTATGGGTCATTACATCAAAGCCAGATGCAAACGGAAATATGTATCCTTGTGCAGAACTGCGTAATCCTTATGATTGTTTTCCTGGATACTATGGAAATATGCAAGAACCATCAGAACTTGCAATAATACAAAAAGTTCCTGTAAAAAATCTTATATCAATGTACCCAGAACTAAAAGCATATTTTGAAGCTGATAATAAAGAAACACAAGAACAGTTCTATAACATTTCATACAATCAATATACAAATGATGGTAGTTGGGAAAATACTAATGAAAGTGGAGAAGTAATTGTTGAGTACATGAATATAGAAGGAACTTACATTTTACATCCTGCTTCTAAAAAAATAGTTGACTTTGTTCCTAATCCACTAAAATCAGGTCCTGCATTTGTTATTGCAAAAAGATTTAGTTTTGATAAATTACAAGGTCAGTTTGACCAAGTCATAGGACTTATGGCTTCTATGGCAAAAATAAATATTTTATCTGTAATAGCTATGGAAGATGCAGTATTTACAGAAACAAACATTATTGGAGAGCTTGAGTCAGGACAATATAGAAAAGGTAGAAACTCTATAAACTATTTATCTCCTGGTTCACAAGTAGTAAAACCTGTAAACAATTTACCATATCAACTCTTTGAATCTGTAGGTAGATTAGAAAGACAACTTAGAGTTGTAGCTGGATATCCTGTACAAGATGATGCTATATCTCCAAACTCTTTTGTTACAGGTAGAGGACTAGAAGAATTAGAAGCTGGTGTTGGTGCAATGGTATCTGAATATCACACAATACTTGAAAATGCTTTACAAGAGGTTGATTCAAAAAGATTAGAACTTGACCAAGTATTATTTGGGAGAACCAGAAAACCTATTAGTGGTACATACAAAGGTGCATCATTTGCAGAAAACTATACTCCTGCAACTGATATAGATAGTAACTTTGTAACAAAAAGAAAGTATGGAGCTATGGCTTCGTTCGATGCTCCAAATAAAATTATTACTGGTTTGCAGTTATTACAAGCAGGAATAATTGATAAAGAAACTATGCAACAAGAAATGGATGGTTTAGAAAATCTTACACAAATAAATGAAAGAATTGTAAAACAAAAAACAGAAGATATTTTATATTCTATGTTGCTACAACAATCACAGCAAGGTGATAAAGGTGCAATGATGGCTGTTGTAGAAATATATAATAATCCAAAAAACATGGGTAACATATTAGAGAAGTACTTTACAACACAAGGTGAAGAACCAAGTCCTGAGGAACAACAAGTCTTACAACAGGCTCAAGCTCCTCAGCAACAAGGACCACCAAATCTTGCAGCATTGTTAGGAGGAGCTATTGGTTAATGATGACAACTTTACATTTGCACAAATCATTGCAAATAATTACACAGTAGAAGAACAACCTATGTGGGAAATGTATGAAGATGCATTTAATGATGGATTAATGAGTCAACAACAAAAACCTAATTTTATTATTGATGCAATAACTATTGCGTTTATACCTCAGTTAGGAAGAATTGATTTGCTTGTTGTTCCAGAAGATTTTGATTACGGAGATTTAAATGACAAGATTTAATCCACAAACAAATAAAGCTCAGTTTGAATCAGAGAGTTATGGTCAAGGTGAAGAACTAAACGAACTGCAAAGAAATGCAGAAATGTTTGTACAAGAAAATCAAACACCTGCTGCACCAGCAAATCCAAGAATGAACAGAGTAAGACAATTTATACAACCAGGTAAATCTATATTTGATACACCGACTAATAATCCTGGTGAAGATGTATCGACAAGTCAATATAAGGCAGCTTCAGGGCAACCTATTTATGATGCAGACATGGTATTACGAAGAATGGCGAATGTGTTACAGAGTGCAGATATTATAGCATTGATGAATGACGGAATGGCTCAAAACGAATCTGATAGAACGCTCTAATGGCATATCGGTGGAACTTCACAGCTCCTTGGGAAGATGACCAAAACGATGATTACAGAAACGAATTACTAGGTCAAGCAGCCCAGATAGATAACTTTTTTGCTAACAATCCACAGATACCTTATAACATGCAAGGTATATCACAAAACTTTGGATTTTTACCTAAAGATGTACAAGTTGCTGGAGCAATGATTGGACTTACAAAAGATTCACCAGAGTTTCAAAGTATTGTAGAAAGATTTTTAGAAAAAGAAACATCTTGGTGGGAAGGTGTAAAAGCAGCAGGTAGAGGTTCTATACGTTCTGCAATAGTTGGTATGGAATCTGCATCACAGTTTGTAAAGAAGTTTGGTCAAGCAGGTATGAAATATTATTCAAAAAGGAAAATGAATCCTTTACTTGCATTTACAGGTATTGGAAGTCTTATACCTTTGATTGACCCTACAGGAAGAAATGAGATTGCACAGTCTTTTAAAGAACAAGGACCTACACTTGCAACTAGAGCATTTCAAGAACTTCGTCAAGGTAGAAAAGTAAATCTTGGTGAAGGATATTTTGGTAACTCTACTGTTGCAGAAGATACAGAAGTATATAAAGAACTTGTTGGTAGAGGTGCAGACCCTAATGAAGTAAAACAAATTATACAAGATTATTATGGAAAACCTATATCACAGTTAGAAATGAATACAAGAGAAGGTGGTGCAGGAACATACAGAGGTAGAAAAGGTACAGTTAAATTATCTCCTGGTCGTGTTGCTGCTGTAGAAGTGTTTGAACCTGGAACAAAGTCTTTTAATTTTATGTCAGGTATTATTGATGCAGCATATACTATTTTTACAGACCCAGCTACATATGTAGGTGCAGGCTTTGCAAAAGCAGGTAAAGCAGCTAGAACTTTTAATTTATCATCTACAAAAGAAAAAGCAGGACTTATAGACAATGTAGTTAGAAAGACTGTAAAAATTCCTACAGCAAAAGAATTTTTCTTTGAATCAAAAGTTGGAGATGATATTGCACAAATGTTCGCTGATGCAAAAACTTATGATGAAGTAGAAATACTTTTAGGAAGACAGGGTAAAGGTTATCAAACTAATATGACTAGTGATACACATGGTGCAAGATTATATAAAAGATTAAGAGACACTGATAATAAACAAGAAGTAAAAAATATTTTAGTAGATGCTGTACAAAATCCTGTTGCACAAATTAAAGATAGATTAGATGCTAACTCTTTATTATTTAAAGGAACATTATCAAGAGCTGCAGCAAAATTTGTTTATGGAGACAAAGTATCAGCTGCTGGTTTTAAAACAGCTATGAAATTAAATGGTTCAAATAATTTATTTAGTAGATTATTTCAAGTATTTCCAGCACCAAGAATAGAAACAAATAATTTGAATAATACTTTTTTTGAACTAAAAGATTTTATGAAGTTTGCAAAGGTAGATGATGACGTAGCTAATAAAGCATTAGATAGAATTGTAGATGCAATGGATGACGATACTATTCGTGCATTAGAAGGCAAGCCTGCATCACTACAAAAATTAAATATGATGTTAGATATTTATAGTGGTGAGGGTGGTGTTCTTAGACATATTCAAGATAAGTTTGAAGCTTTAGGATTGCCTGGTGGTGTAGTAAATCAAATAGGTAAACTTGTAGCAAGCGTTGATGAAGCTAATAAATATTTTTATAGTGCTTATGGTGAAGAAGCTTGGAACTTACAAAAAATATCAATACTTGATAAAGGAAGAAATAATCTTGACAATGTAGATTTTAAAATGCAAGAAACTCTTGACATTATAGATGACATTGTAAATAACTCAGATATTAAAAGAGTTAAGGGTATCAAAAAAGTTCAAGATATAAAAGATGACTTTCTACGTAAAAATCAATCAGCAGCAAGAGTTCCAACAGATGAAGCAGAGGCAGAAATAATTGTAAACAAAGTTATTTCTAATGGTGGTAGAGGTGCAGATATACAAGCACTAAGAGTTGCAAAAGAACTTAATATAGAAACAGGTGGTACTGGTAATGTTGGTTTTAATGATACTGCTCAAAGAGCAGATGGTAGTTTTAAGTTTCACGAGTCAGAACTTACATCTTTAGGTTTAACAGATGATACAGCAAGACAAATAAAAAATATAGACGAAAGAATAAAACAAACAGAACTTGAAGCAGTTGGTGATGATAGAAGAGGAACAGTTCTTCGT